GCTCCTGCTGCTCCTGCTGCTCCTGGTGCTCCTGCTGGTCCTGCTGCTCCTGCTGCTCCTGCTGCTCCTGCTGCTCCTGCTGCTCCTGCTGCTCCTGCTGCTCCTGCTGCTCCTGCTGCTCCTGCTGCTCCTGCTCCTGCTGCTCCTGCTGCTCCTGCTGCTCCTGCTGCGGGTTTTGCTGCTCCTGCTGCGGGTTTTGCTGCTCCTCTCATTGATCCTGTAGCACCTTCAAACAAACTGTGCGTGTTTTTCCATACCCATTGATTAGTTAACACAAAAATCAAGGCGAAAATCAATGCGTGGACAGCGGCAACCATGATCTTACTCCCCTTTGCGGGAAGAGAGACCAATACCTTGGGAGTCAAGAGAAAAAACAAGACAAACGCATAAATGAACATAACTGGGTTCATCGTTCAAGATTATATATAATACCCAAACATTTTATTCTGGTTTTTCTCTACTGATAGCCAAATCCCTCATCATCCTGGTCGTCCACGTTTTCCTCGTAGTAATTTCCATCGCCATATTCTTCGCCTAAACCTCCGATATCATAGGCCTCTTTATCGGCATAGGCGTCGGCATCCGCCTCGGCTTCAGCCTCTAAATCGGCCACTTCGCGACTGTTTAATGCAGCATCAATATCATCCGCAGCTGTAGCTAAAGGATCATTCAAACGCATAAAAAGCTCGTTCCGTTCGCGATCATAGGTGTCTTTATCATAATGAACCAATCCCTTTTGCATACCCACATTCCAGCGACCCAATTTCTGCATCTTCAACACATATTCGACCTGTCGTTCATCGGAGTCCATATTACGGAAAAAGTCCGTAATCATTTTCTTCTCTTGTTGCTTGGACATACGTATTCGGTTGTCGATATCTTTGTACGACATATCCGTCTCCCCCTTGTTCCCGCTTTCCATGTCCAAGAATGCCAAAAGCATCTCAGCAACCCGCATTTTGAGTTCGCGCTGATTCCCTACAACAATCTCTTGTTCTACCCGAAGATCCATTTCGTCGCCCAATTCTTCTCTATCCAAGACCTCCATACTATTACCAATGTCCAAGATATCCTGTTTCTCCTGGTTGGCCTTTCTGCGAGCCATCTTGCGTTCTTGAATGTCCATCTGCAAAAGATCCAGGTCGTCCGTTTTCAATATATACTCATACAATGTCGAATACCAAGCATACGAATGTAGCATATAGAGTGTGCGTCGGCCGAATAACGAATAAAATATGGCCTCGCGTTCTACACCGGCGTCGTCCTCTACTTTGCGAACGATGGGCGAAAATGAAGGGATATGATGCAAAAAAGCATTCAAATCGACGAGTCTACGTTGTGTGTCAGTCAAGAGACCCAAGATAACTGGGTCCCCGCGAAGACGTTGCAAGGGTTCGTAAAATCGGCGGATAACTTGACCCAAGTCGCTAGAATGGTTCGCGGAAAATCCCCACTTCTTGGACACGTCGTGTGTCGGCGAATAATTGTTTCGGATTAACTCGGGGTATGTTTTGGTCATGTTTACTACCGAGGTCTTCATGAATTGTACTACAGTGAACATCGTGTGGGTTTTATCGCCGGATGATTCCTCCTCCATATTCCAAATGTGAATATTCGCGAGCATGGTCGTCAAGGCCTCGAATTTTCTCGCGGTCAAATTCCCATAGGTTTGGAAAAACCCGGCAATCGCGGTCAACATCTCTTCATTCGCCTTGGTCAAGTAGTTGTTCAATCGACGAGTGGGTTCGCTGTCTTCCGCGACCATCGTTTTCGGATTATAGGTATCCAACACCGCCCGCATTAATCGACACAGGGGTTTTTCGCAAAGAGGCGCATCCTGCGTATCCATATATTCCAAGAACTCGGTTAGACCGGATATGCGATCGCCTCTTGGTCGAATCTCGTTTTGGTTCACATGGACCCTGTTGCTACCATGCACAATCTCCATCAACTGATGTAAATGCGTTAGGGTGAAACGCTTACCCTGACTCTTGAGCAGCTCGATCTTGTCCGCTATGGGTAGACGGACATTGTAATCCGCGGGTTTTTCCGATATGAGGCCACGCATCTCTTCTGGAATGGGAATATCGCGATCCAAATTACAGTAATAGATGAATGCGCCATAGATATTCTCCTCGTAATGTTCGAGAGGAAGGTCCGCGCGGCGAATACCTGTCTTCAGTGGATGGAATATGATCGATGCGCGCGACAGTTCGCGGACATTTTTCAATACGGCTACCCAGCTTTGGATCATTTTCAAATGCGGCAGAATCGTGGGTTCTTCTGTGGCAAAATAGTCCAAGGCGCGCATTGTGTTTCGGTCGTTGCAACACGCATTTTCGTTGAAATATAGATTCGACGCGGTTTTTAACAAAAGATCCTTCGATTTGACAATGGCGTCGATCGATTCCATGACATCGCAACTGTATAGCAAGACCTTTATCTTGAAGACGCCGATTTGGGATCGCTGTTCCTTGTTTCCATTGCGCATGGAGGTTATTAGATCCGCCTTGTATTCGTTGGTTAGCCCACGCAAGGATTTCTTCACAGAATATTTAACCAAAGGGGGCATGAATCCCGTCCATCGTTGGACGGCATGTTCTTTGGGGATGTCGTGTTCGGGATGCAACATCAAATATTCGCGTTTTCGTTCATAAAGTTCCATGATATCGGGCCGAACAATGATAAAGGTATTGATAACCTTCATAATGCGGTCCTGCAGAATCTGTAGAGGGATTCTCTGTATGGAATCCCATGGAGGAATCGACGATTTTGTTTTGTTGAGGACACAGGCAATATATTGTATACCGGATGCATTTGCATTCGCTTCGGTCGCATTCGCTTCGGTCGCATTCGCTTCAGGTAAGATCCCCGTTTCTGGGTATCCGCCAAATGATTGGACACACCCGGGGAATGTTTTGCGAATCTTGAAGGATGGACACGCAGTTTGTACTGCAATAAGAACTACGGTTGCTACTATAATCAAAACAGTCTGGTTTTTATAAATCTTGTATGGTGGAGGCAGTTTCACATTGTCCTTTTTCTGTTTGGCTTTATTTACGATTGCTTCATAGGCCTTCTCCGATGAAACATTCTTCTCGATGATATCCATCGATATACGCATAACGAAATCTTCGACGGCTTCCAAGTCCAAGCCGATATTCGTGGAAATCGCACTAAACACCTTGTACACCATTTCACTCGTTTCATTTTCGAAAATGCGATCCTTTTTCGCCATATTGCTAATCCCCGTTTGAATCAACGGTTCGTGCGCGTTTTCCAACCCTTCCGCCAATACTTCGCCGAGATCCTTTTCCATAACGCCGTGTGTAATCATTTTGAACCCGGACTCATCATAGCCTTCTTCTTCCACGTAATCGATCCTTTTTATAACATACCCACTATAGCGATCAACAAACGAATCGCCATCATCGCTGAGTTTACCCTGCCGTCTACAAATCTCGCTCTGTTTTCGTGGATAATCGCCACCAGAAACAAACGTGTGGGCCAATTCCACCAAGAAGGTGGGGAGCAGAGGCACGTTTGTTTCTTGGCAATAGAACCAATGGAATTTTTCGCCCAATTCTTCGACCATGGCACCACGACAATACAATTCCTCGAATCGAATAAGATTGCTTTGCCGATCCACGAAACTCTCCTGACCCAGAATTTGGTCGCGTAGTCCAAGATAGGGCGATTGAATGAGATCCTCTCCCTTGAACTGTTTCCCCAATTCATAGGCCAAAATGTCGGGTTTAAGCCGGCGCGTTTCTTCTAAACGCAATGTCTTCATCAATCCGCGCATACCATCGGTTATCTTGGACTTTAGGGTGTCTTTCAGGGTTTCGATAGAGTCGGTAATGCGATCACCGAATTCTTGTACCATCCGTTTTTTGGCGATTTCGCGCATTCTCTGTTCCGCGGTATCGACCGGTTCGCAAGTAGCGGGCTTGGACCGCGTATTGTTTCGGAAACAGATCTTGTCCATGTTGCAAAAGAGGGTATTGGTGTCGATAAACGCCTCTTCGTCGATGCTGTCGTCGTGCGTCCAGTTGTTTCGCACCCGGCGATAATATTGTGTTTTGGTACGCGTCTCGGCCTCAATCTCCACCTCCCGTTTCTCTTTTTTGCTGAGATCTGCGGGATCCTTACCATCCTTCAAATGCGGGGTCAATTGAACCACGGCATATTCCCCCTCTTTCACCCTCTTTTTCCCTGCGATCAAATCTTCCGCTAATGATGTAGCACGCTCCTTCGGACAATCGTGTTTTTGTACCAAGGCTTCGGTCAAAAATTCGACGAATTCTTCCGACGGATATTTCTTTTGCTCCTCCTTGTATTTTTTCAAGAGTTCGTAGGGCGTGTCATCAAATTCGGAGTCGTAAAACACATCGGGTTCCGAATTATCCTTTTGCAAATCGCGCAACGAAGTGTATCGTTTAGTCAAGACGCGTTGGGCACAATCGCGCGCCTTTATTTTGTCCGCCTTGGACATTTCATCGCCCTCCTCGGTCGACCTCCCCTTGTTCTCTAATGCAGCGGCCATATTCTCCGGCGTTATAAGCGACACCATCATATATTGCATAATCATTGACAAGAGCGCACCGGAATCCGCGCGAATCATGGCGCTAAGCATTTCATGTGAGGAAGCTGCCGATGCAGTCGTCTTTAAAGCATAAGAGTCTATTATCAGGTCCAAGAATTCGCGTTTTTCACTAAAGAGACGTATTATTGCCGGTTTCTCTTCTTGGACCGAGTATTTGGCGATTCGCAACGTCTCCATATTCTTCTCACGTTCGCCGAATTGTTTCTTGTAGTCCTTCATTTGCGTTTTCACGTAATATCGTATTTGATTGTATTGCTTATATGTCAAATCGTTGAGATAGACCAAGAACGGCTCCAATGTCTTGACCATTCGCTTCAAAGACAGCACCGACGGATCGATTTCTTGGTTCATGTATCGATATTTCCGCTTTTGCAACATATCGATAATCGTACTCGTCTTGGGAATGATCGTTTTCAAGAATTCGCGGAATCTCGTAGGATCTTGGACCAATGCGTCGTCTAGCAAGAACTCGCGGAACTGTGTAGCCCAGAGGGGTCCGCGACCATCGCCCTCTTCCCACAATGCTTTGTCCATGTCCTGTCCAAACTTACGGACAATGTGCTGATAGACATCGGTTTTTTGACGCAAGAGCCGGAAGGCACACATGTATTTGTTAGCTAAACCACTTCGGTCCAAGATCGACGTTCCCGGTAGATGGATCCTGGAAAAATGGATCGCCGATTCGGGGAGAGTAAACATGGATTTCACGGTTATCGTATCATTCGGAGTCATGAGTTCGCTAACATAAATCCGGCGACCCGTAGTAGCCGACGCCTTGACCACCTGTTTCGTCTCTCCTAAATTGTATCGTTGGATAACGAACCGGCGTTTTGCATATCCCTCGGATTTTGCCGCAGTAGTACTATACAAATCCTCCAGTCCTGACAAGATGGATTCCAAGGGTGCGTGAATCTCGGTATCGGGTGCTAAATAGTCTTCCGACAAAAGTGGCGGTTCTACGGGAACGAAAGATGGATGCAATGTGCTATAGAATGCTCCATAGGCGGGTGCATCGCCTCTCATGCGATTCTTATGATAATCCTCGATTTTAGCTATGTCGTCTGCCAAAGTCTCCTTGTTCGAAAGTTGGACTACATCCGGTATGGATTCGGGATTCGTAGACGTGTATATCTTGCGCTTCTCGGCTACTACGGGTACCATCCATTTTAGCGCGCGATCCATGGAGATCATGCTATCAACCAAGGGTTTATGAAAATCGCCTACGGTGCGAACATCGACCACGTTTCCTTGGCCGTCGAACTTTGAGAAGGCCTTTCGCAATTCGCGGAATCGTTCGATCAATAAATGGATATTGTCCAAGACCATCTTGGTACGCTTGGAATTCGGGATATCGGAGAGGAGTTCGTCCATGAGATCATTGACCTGTGTATCAATACCATACCGTTTTTTCCATTCCGGGATTTCTACTCGCTGTACTAGTTCCTCTAGTTCTTCTCCATATACAATCTCGTTGGCGGCTAAATAAAGAGACTGTAGGTTTTCGCGTACGGTCTTGTCGGCCATGGTCCCCTTTTGTACGGTTATTCGTGATTCTCCCGTTTCCAAGAACTCGATAGAGGCCTCTTCCGATTGACTGAGCATCTCCAAGGATACATCGTCTTCTTCACCGTGGCTCGAATCGCGGACGCTGGTCAAGGACTCGATTTTCTCCAGAGATGCGGGTTTGGTTCGTATGATTATTTGGTCGAGTGGAAGATTCTCCGGAATACCCTTGTATTCGAAATCGATGTAAATCGTCTCTAAATCGGGATAGGTTGTTATCTCGATCATATCTTCTTCTAAATTGGTTATTTCGCCGGTTATGATGGTAGGTACTTCACCCCCAAAGTGAATATCGACCCATGTTTTCGGCAAAAGTAGGTGTTGTCTTGCGTAGCCGGTTTCGTCGCTTCTGCTTTGTAGAATAATCTTGGTAATAGATTCATCAGTTATTCGCCCGTCTTCGTCTAAACGGAGCGTGGCGGGATGAAATGTGGAGACATTGGCTAAACGAATCTTGGTTTCGTCCAAATAAATGATGAAGAATGTGTTTTGGTGCAGTTCCGGATTTGACACTGCCTCTATCTCAATAATATCGCCCAATTCTAATATGATGGAATTGGGTTTTGCTTTAGATTTAGAGCCTTGGTCTGCTGGATCGGACTCTTGGACCGATCCGGAGTCTTCGTCTTCTGATTTTTCTTTATTCACAACGGATTCATTTTTTGACATGATTTCCTATATATTGTATAGATTGTATATACTAACTATACTATACAATACTACATTTTTATGTTTTGTCAAACCAAATAGAGATTATTACTGTATAACATCTAACGTGAACCGGATGACCACAGTTTTACCATCATATTCTCATTTATATGCCCCCTATTCATTACCGACCATTACGGGATCTACTGATAAAATCCGACACAAAGTATACAAGACCAAGCAACACCCCGAAGTAGACTATGTGGTCCTAAACTACGATCCGCAATATATGTGTATAGACGAACCCATTGAAACCCGACAATTTCGATCCGTTATCCTATCTCATCCAGAAGAAGAATTGCTGTCATTTTCTCCGCCCAAATCGATCACCAAATCGCAATTCTATGAAAGATACCCGAATATATTGCCCGAGGATCTACAAATAACGGAGACCATGGAGGGTATCATGATTCATCTGTTTTACGACAAACGGATTTCCGCGTGGCAAATCGCCACCAAGAGTGCGGTAGGAGGGCAATATTTTTTGTTCGATAAAACCACAGAATTGAAACATAAGGATACGAGTGTATACCATATGTTTTTAGATGCTTTGGAACTGGCCAGAGACTCTTCTCATGATACACTCTCCATTAAATTGGAGTCCTTCCCCAGATTCTATTCGTATTCGTTTGTGTTGCAACACCCCGAGAATCGCATTGTTTTGTCAATAAAAACGCCGGCGCTCTACCTAGTCGCGGTGTATGATATTATGCCGGTGTCCATGTCTTTACTGTCGATCCCGCAATTCGTGTATCAGAGGTTTTTATGTTTTTCGGATGTTTCCGCGATTCGATTCCCCGAGTTGTATGATTGCAATCGATATTTCTATCTCGATCTAGAGCAACAGTGTGAATCTATACAAAATACTTCGAGGACTGTGGGTTTGACTTATACGCATTTACCTAGCGGGACGAGGTGTAATATACGAAATCCGGTTTATGTGGATGTTTATCGGGTTCGGTATTTGGCTACAGATATCCAATATCAGTATTTGTGTTTGAGACATATTGGACGTGTTTCCAATTTTCTGTCATTTTTCCCCGAATACAAGGGGGATTTCTATCGATTCTATGAACAAACTACGGCTTTTTTGGATAATATTCACGCGTCTTATATGTCATTTTATGTTTTGAAAGAGGGCATTCCGGTTTCATTGAAATATTGGACCTATGTTCGACGATTACACAAAGAACTATATATACCGAGTTTGTCTAGTGGTCGAGAAATCCGGATAACCCGACCAGTCGTATATGAATTTATGAAGCAGTTTAGTCCCGAGGATTGGCTGTATGCTCTCAATTATGAACAGCGGAATTTGGGTTGATTCGGACATGATGACTATTACATGGAGAGTATTACATGGATACATAGATTTGCGATATCTTCGATAGATTTTGAATATATTTCGTTGCATGTTCACGATTCGAATCGCTCATTTCCTTGATCGGTGCACGCATAACATCAATAACCTTCATGATCTCATTACCATTCGCTAGATGCGATAAATCGCTGCTGTAGTCCTTCTCGAAAAAGAATTCTATATTTCCGGCATCGATAACCGCCTTGTATGGAGTATACACAAAATTCATCCATACTTTGATAATGGCAGTCGGATTCGCCCGTTTAATGGTCTCGAACGACTTGCGCGCAATAGCCAAATCCGTATTGTCTGGGAATATACGCAAAATATCGTCCAAAAAATCGAAGAAATGTTGGTTGAATGTTTTCAGTAGCGTTGATTTATCGGACATTTAGATAGATTAGGAGATTATTTTTTATATACTTGTAATATAGATATTATAACCATGATAAAACCATTTTATTTTTTAATAATAGTAGTTCTAGCATTATTTATATATTTACATTTTAATGCGCCGAATATTGAAGGGGCTACAGGGTATACAGGTTCCACAGGTTCCACGGGTTCCACAGGTTCCACAGGTTCCACATCTCCATTAATATCTACATATCTATCGGCATCAAACACTTCATTTCAACTACAATATGATACAATAAATCAGAAATTAGACAATGTCGAAAGCTTGATAAACAGCATTAATTCCGTTTTACCACCAGATATAACGTATATTAAAGTGGGAAATGTCTCATCACAAGCAGCGAGTAGTGAAAACTTGGATAATTTTTCTATTAATATAACGAATAAAACAACAAATTCGGTTTCTCCTTCAAGTACTACTACACCATCGGGTAATTCACCTATTTATAACTTTCTATCAAACAATAAAGGACAGCCGACGTCCACTTGGACCATCACGGGAATTCTACCGGTTGGTCCAAACGGTGCAGACGGTCCTGCGGGTCCACCGGGACCACAAGGCCCGCAAGGTCCACCCGGACCAAATGGAGAACCAGGACCTAGAGGATTGAAAGGAACGCCGCCATAGGTCTACCATAGGTCTACTAATATTTTTGTCATAAGTATGTAGGAGAATGAAAGATCTACTATATTTATTATTCATAGGATGTTTTTTACTACTTGTACTGTTTACCATAATACAAATACAATACAACAACAGCATCGAAGGTTTAACGACTATCAAACCGGAGTTATCGACCACTAATTATAATAGACAATATACAATACATCAACATGCATGGGATCAATACAGTGATATCATCGCAAAATATGAAACCCTATTAAAAAAATGTCAAGAAAATTATCCTATTGTTTGGAATATAGGCCGAATAAGTAGTTCGCATTATATCACTTCTCCTACAATTAGCATAAATCAATCAAGTACATTTCCGAATATATATTTAGACATAGTGTTTCCGTATCCAATGGATGGATTAAAGGGACCGCCGGGTTCTTCTGGTGTCCAAGGATCAAATGGTGTAGCTGGCGAAGTAGGTGCCATGGGAGAAAGAGGTATACCTTGCCCATATGGGAATTATAATTCTCCTCATTCTTAGATAGTAGATCCGATAGAAACCCTATTGTATCGACCTAACAAAATAATGATACTATAATACTATATTATCATATTGTATAATATAGTATGTTTTACAAGAAAAATACAAAATTATTATTATATCTTATCATATTTCTGCTTTTTATTATTGTCATATATGTTTCTTATCACAATGCAGCAACTATTACAGAAGGTATAGATACTTCTATATGTCCCACGAATAATCCAGTTATCGATTCTTCAAATTTAGAATTGTATTTTTATTGTAAAGAAACGCCAATATCAACAGTTTCCGCCGAAATTATTTCGGCAACTGGCATGATTGGACAATTACAAGCGAATAACAAAACATATTTAACAAATACATTTACTAGTGATATTGAGACAGCTACGAATCTTATATCTTCAAAATCGCCACTTATTGGTAAAAATTGGAACGATCCGTCCGCAAATGCACTGTTAACGTCGACCCAAGCATCACTAATAAACGATTTAAATTACTTGAATTATCTAACTAAAGGGAATCCGTATAGTCCTCCACAATATACTGCTATTCCCCCGAGTATAGCTCAATACGGGTCATATACGGCTGCATCTTGTCCTACATCGAGTGATCCAAGCAGCAATTTGAACGTATTAGCACAATTGAATAAAATGTTAATGCAACAACAAAGCCGTTTAGCTACTATTAAGGCAAATATTGCAAGCATAGAGTCGAGATACCCAATTCAATTTCAATTGGGAACGGTATCGGTAGATAAAGCACCAAATGCTTCGCCAAAAATATCGATCAGTGGCGATTTACCGAATCCAGTATTGAATTTTACTCTAATAACACCGATTAATGGTAAACAAGGCGACCCAAAACAGGGTCCCACAGGACCTCAAGGTCCACAGGGCGGTTCTGGATCAAAGGGTTTAGATGGATACTGGGGTACCGACGGTTTACCGGATACATTGTTCAGTCCTACAGCCTAATACTTGTGTAAGGATTCTTCATGTATTAGGTCGTAGAACTGAACAATTAATACAATGAAGAAATAATGTATACTCTATAAAAATATATAGGATCAGTGTAGTAGAGGATGCTAAAACATATTCTGTTATCTTTGTTATTATGTTTTGTAGCAATAATCATATTTTTTTATGTTAAAAATAAACAAAATGTCAACGAATCAATGACTATTATTGGTAATACAGAGTTTAGAAACGGCCAAAATGGGAACAATGGTCGAGGACCCCAGATGGGAAATTTCGGAACTATTGAAATCTTGTGGTCATGGTTTCGAGATTCCGATGTTCAAAATAATGCAACTTCAGCAGGTACTAATTTTATCGATGCTTATACAAAAAAAAGGTTGTATATTGAGAGTGATTCACAAAATCCATCTACAACAACATGGACTAGTATATATAACAAATTCACTAGACAACCAACAGGCCCCCCTCCCGAAAATAATGTAATACATAATTCACAAATGATCGAATGGGGAGACATGCCTTTATTGCAATATTCAAAATATTATAGAGCAAATTTTTCTGGTGGAGAGGTGAAACCGAGCGGTGCAGATGATAACCAGTCCGAAATAACAAATTTGTTCCCAAACAAATTCTGGACGCAAGTGTATATATTATACAACACTCCCTTTTCCGTTGCATGTAGAGGTGGAGGATATTGGTGGGAATTTATAGGCCAGCTAATAAGAGATACGGACATATTGAATGGATATACCAATGCCATCAATACAAGATATGCAGATAATAATTGTATTTCAAATAATGATGGTACACAATTAGATTTATATTTTAATGATCTATCGTCTATACAAAAATGCCAGTTTTTCAATGACCATTATATAAATACAGTGGTACCTGCATGTAAAAAATTGCGCAATGAACTAAACAAAGACGCAATAAATTCTATTATTAATACTCCACTTAATACACATTTACAAAATAAATACAAAACAGGATTTTCCCGTAAAAAATCAAGCGACATCAAGACAGATATATCTAATTATGTCATTGATCTATGCCAGAAAACCGGAAATACATGTAATAATAATAGTACACTTGATTCAACGGGTGTACAATATTGTTTTGGACCACCACCGGGTAGTGGTTTATATACCAATGCATTAAACGCCTATTCAAATGCGATGAATACATATTTATATACAACTACAACCGATATACCGTTAAATCAACTTATTACCTTGCAACAGCAGTTAGATGCCAATTTTGATACGGCAATCAAACCAGGTCTTTATTCATCGGTTTCCAATAATTTAACCAATTTTACTACAGCAACAAATAATCTATTTGACGCAGGGATAGAACCGAATGTTGCTGGATCTGGCTACAAATGCGATTATTCAAGTAAAACAACACGTTTGGATGCTGCAGGTATTTATAATTGTTTTGGATATGGGCCGAATTCACAGTTGAATCAACTGCAAACCTCGTGTACAAACGCATTAACCGCATTGTATGAATCATCAACACCTGATGTTAGTTATATTTCAAAGATATCGAATAACTGTAATAATTTTTTAAGAAATAATTTAGTGAATACACTAGCAGATGTTTCCAAGAATATTTCAATCATTATATCTGATAATAGTAATGCGATCACATATGCAAATTTTACCGCAAAGAAACAGAGTAAACCTTGTCCCACAGAACCACCCGTAGTATCTCCCGCAGTTGCAGCAGCCCAAGATGCTATAACGGTGTATAATAAAGAGATAGGACCCTATTTAGATGATATGGCAACAAAACTACAAAATATTTTGAATACATTACCCAATAATTTGAAGGTAGATGCAGTAAATATTGGTGTTGCTAGCTCTACTCCCTTTATCAAAATCAATCCCCTCTATACATTTAGTGGTTCGAATGATCCTAGAAACGGAAAATACTCACAGAATGTGGATTTTACTGTGCCTCAAGGGAATCCTGGACCTCCTGGACCTGTTGGACCTACTGGACCGGTTGGACCTACTGGGCCTGCTGGTCCAAATGGTTCATCAGGAGACATCGGAATATGGGAAATACCTATTCAATATCAAGGTATATTTTGATAGATGGATGGATAGATGGATGAAATAGTATGATATCAAGCCGAATAAATATCTTGATATGATAGAATTAAGATGAGAGATCTTCCTAAAATACTATTCAATATTATCATTATTACAGTATTTATTATTATGGTATTGATTGTTTTACAGAAACTATATATCAACAATGGTATGTTGGAAGGATTATCTTCTATCTTCGGATTCCGTCCCCCGCCCCAGCCTCCAGCTCAACAAAAATTTCCACCAATACCTCCTCCAAAGCTTCCTCCCATAGTTTTTCCAGAACCAAAAGTACAGCCTACTACACCTACCTCTACCGCTACTACCACACCAGAACCAAATATTGTTGTAGTGCAAACAGGAGATATCGCAACAATAGATCCAAGTGTGTTATCTACTGATGGTCAAATTGCAATGAAATTGAGTGATAGGTTGGACGAATTGTATAGCGGATTCTCGGAAGTTCTTTCGAAATCATTCATTAGTACATTAACCGTAGATCGTGTTGAAATAGGTGAGGTTGGAACGGCATATTCAGCAGTTATCACTGGAACTCCGCCCTATCAAGTTATTACTTTTACTGTTCCAATGGGCGCCACCGGAGCTACTGGCCTCACTGGACCTACTGGATCGGCGGGGAATGCTGGGGCGAAAGGTGCAGTTGGACCAGTTGGTTTAGCTGGAGCACCATGTTTATGATGAGCATGATCATAATTTAGGAACAAATGGCGAGATTCCTTGTTGTTGCTTCTGAATTTGCGCGTTTCGTTCTTGCTGTAATACATCTACGGTTATTGATTTTGCCACTTTGTCGGGTTGGTATGTATCCGGCGGTGTAGAAATTGAGATCACTTCCAGTTCTGCAGGTACGTAGTTGTACATTTGTCTACGTCCACCGGACCCTTTTGCGCTGAGTTCTTCGGGTGTCATATTATAATAGGTGTATGGTTCGGATATAATATTCATACCCTGATTTGAGGCCATTAGCGAAACACCCATGGGTTCTCCTTGGAATTGAGTTGCAATCTGTGTCTGACCCTGTACCTTTCCTTGAAAACGCTTAATAATATCTTCGCCTAAAACAACCCTATAACTCTCTTTTACTAATAAGAGGGCGGGGACGCTTTGGACGTTGGGTGGCATGATAACTTGTCGTCCATCTTCCAACACGATATAGATCTGGTTATTGTTCGCATCTCTTTTTCTTTTATCAATGCAGAGGAAGTTCAAAGAACTTGCTAAATTATTTTTGACCAAGAATTGCAAAATCTTTTGACAATGTTGACAATGATTACTATAATACAAAGTATCCATTTTCCAAGATATTTTGTATTATCGATAGAGTTTTGACGGGTGTTGTGTACGCAGCTTCGCTTACATTGAGGACAGCTTCGCTTACGCCGAAGACTTGCACATTCCATACAAGAGTCGGTTCTGCAAATAGTACACAAAGTACAAAACAGCTACTGAAATGAAGCTAATGTAGTGATCGAATCCCTTCTTCTTTACAATTCCTACATAGATTCCAAGAACAATAACAAACACCAAAATGCAAAACATAAAAACAGACAAATAATAGAAAAGAGCGCAATACTTGTGGTCCAAGGGACCGAAAAGAGACGTCATGGTGGATGCCATACTTCTTTAGTACAATATAGAAAGAAAAAAATTTATATATTGGTTAAATATAGGATAGTCCATTGATTACAATTATGTTAGGAAGAAAAAGACAAAGTGAAGGTATATTGGGTCCAGACAATAAAAAAAACGATACTACACTAGTTAGAACTATGTTTTCACAATTTCCATCAAATTCATCGAATCTCGTAGATAATCTAACAGAAAATAATGGGGCAGGAGACATACAATTTTCTTTATTAAAAATCGCAATTAATAAAAGAGTGAAGGAGGAAGCCGATAAAAGAAATATAATAACACCTACTATCGCCGGTGCGTTGTTATTACAAGAGATGATCGTTAAAAAATTGGAAACGATTCCAACATCTACTCCAGAAAAAATAAAAAAATATGAGAAAAGAGTTGCGTGGTTTCAATCAACCCAATTTATATCCAACTTTTTAGATGCATTGTCCGCTTCTGTTCCGTCGCTCAATCCAGATCCCGACTCTCCTATGGGTAGAAAAATACCTTCTTATACAAGATATTTACATAAATTCTTTGGAATAAATGGAGCCATCTTTGGATATAAAGACGAAGAAACTCTACGTCGCGTATATGGATTTAGATCTACTTTTACACATCAAACCACCGATACCGAACAATGTAAAACCGCAATTGGTCCAAGTGAAGATGCACCTGGGTGTTATATTTGCCAAAATCCATTCAAATTAAATGACAAAATAGATTGTGAGCATATATTGGGTGTAGTAGATGCATTAGCACATTTATGGATTGTTCAGGATAAAAATTTTTGGGACCAGCTATCTCCAGAAGAACAAGCGTTTTTGTTGAATGAATATAATTGGGCGCATTTTTGCTGTAATGTGAAAAAAACAAACAAGAGTATGATTCGTCTTAATGCGGATAAAAGTGGATACGAAGTGGATACTGATACAATTAAGGAGATTTTAAGAAGTATACATAATGATACATGTCATGAAAATACTGATGGTTCTTATGGTAGAACACAATACTGTAAGGGTATTAATTGTGCTATTCTTCCAGAGGATGATGATGTTGATGGTTGGGATGAAAACCCGTCTTACGGTGTATTAGTCGGATGCGCCGAAAAAATTGTAGCTATCGTTAATGAAAATATTCAGAAATATGGTAAAGAATATTATCCATTCTTTATACGATTACGGGTTTTAGCAGCAATTGGAAATCGTGATTTTGATGTATTTGTTAGAGGTAATAAAGGGGGGAGTAAAAGATTCCATAAAACGAAAAAGGATCGTAGAACTAAAAAAACACACAAAAAACAAAACCGTAGTGCTGATACATATTATAAAAAGTTTATTAACTGGTTTTTAACAAACGAAGATATAACCCAAGAAATTATAGATGATATGAACCAATATTTTGATACTACTATACTCTCTACTACAAAAGATAGGGTCGAAGAGAAACAGGAACTCCAAGAAGACCAAAACCAAAAACAAGAAGACCAAAACCAAAACCAAAAAGACCTAGAAGAAGAAGACCAAAACCAAAAAGACCTAGAAGAAGAAGACCAAAACCAAAAAGACCTAGAAGAAGAAGACCAAAACCAAAAAGACCTAGAAGAAGAAGACCAAAACCAAATCCAAAAAATCGATGTGTCTAAGCATGATTATCGTAATACAAAACGCCGAGTAGGCATACTTGGAATGAACTACACAAAAAAAAAGGGTCGTTATTTCGTAATATAATGATTTTTACAAAAAAATCGATAAAGAGTAAGGTTCAAAAACCATGTAAAAAAGTATACAGATATTCCAAGAGGAAAAACCATGGACAATGCGACTCTTTGGAAAATCATCGATTCACATTTTGATGATAATCCACAAACTTTAGTTCGACACCATATAGACTCCTATAACGATTTCTACAAAACCAGTATTTATCAGATTTTCAAAGAGAAAAATCCTATTCGCCTCTATTCTAGATTCGACCCCGAAACCAACGAATACAAATCTCAATGCAATCTCTATTTGGGCGGGAAAAACGGCGACAAACTCCACTTTGGTAAACCCGTTATTAATGACGAAGACAACGCCCATTACATGTATCCCAACGAAGCGCGCCTACGGAATATGACCTACGGTATGACAATTCACTATGATGTAGATATCGAATTCATCACCCGTCTCGAACCAGGTGAACAACCTATAATAATAGGCGCGGATAAAGAAACAAAGGGTGGAGAAGCGTATGACCTTGGACAAGGGCAAGCGTATTCGGAAGAATTAGAACAGCACGGATCCACGAAAAATTACAAAACAAAGGATACGTTGGAAGAAAAGGGTTGGCAAGAACAAGACGGAGGAGGTTTAGACCAAGCCGCGCAATTAACCACGTCTTTTTCAGGAGGCGCTCCAAAAGCAACTACCATAAGAAAACCCACCGTAAAACCCAAAGAGCTCGTGGAACTAACACCCGCAGCAGCAGCGAAAATACGCGAGGCTACGGAACAATCCCTATTAGAAGGTGATCAACGCGGACTACTACAGCGCCACTGGCACACTATAGACAAAATCTATCTAGGCAAATTCCCCATCATGTTGCAATCCGATTTCTGTATTCTGCAGGGATTGGATCGCGAGGTCCGACATTCTATGGGAGAATGTCGCAATGATCTAGGCGGATATTTCGTTATCGACGGAAAAGAGAAAACCGTAGTAGCCCAAGAGAAATTCGCCGACAATATGCTCTATATCAAGAAGATGGGTGAGGACAACGAATATTTGTACGCGGCCGATATCCGATCCGTTTCCGAGAATGTGTCCAAGCCTGTGCGCACACTCTCGGTTAGAATGGTCGCGCCCACACCTCGCCTAACCAATCGCAACATTGTTGTTAATATTCCCAATGTACGAAAACCCGTCCCCCTCTTTATCGTCTTTCGCGCACTAGGCGTTATTTCCGACAAAGAAATCATCCAATATTGTCTCTTGGACTTGGAGAAATTCGAGCCCATGGTCGACCTCTTTGCGCCCTCGGTCCATGATGCAGGATCGATCCTTTGTCAACAGACCGCCTTGAAATACATCGGGCTCTTGACCAAGGGAAAAACGGTGGCCAGTGCACTAGAGATCTTGGCCGACTATTTCTTGCCCCATGTAGGCGAAATCAACTATATAGCAAAAGCCTATGCTTTAGGAAATATGGTATTCCGCCTATTAAATGTCGCGCAAGGCTTGGAACCTCCTACAGATCGCGACAACTTCAAGTACAAACGCATCGAACTGGTGGGGTCCTTGTTGTACGATCTCTTTCGCGAATATTGGTCCATCCAGTTGCGCCAGGTTCATTTGGCGTTTGAAAAAGTCCTCTATTACAATGAACCCCGATATGAAAACAATTTATTCGGTCTCATCATGGATAATTATAGAGAGGTCTTCCGCGAACGCTCCTTGGAACAAGGCTTCAAAAAAGCGTTCAAGGGGAACTGGGGGGCGTATTCGCATACCAAACGTATTGGGGTTGTCCAAGATCTGAATCGCCTGTCGTTCAATTCCGCGCTCAATCATTTGCGCAAGACGAATTTGCCCTTGGACAGCGGCGTCAAATTGGTGGGGCCGCGCGTTTTGCACAGTTCCCATTGGGGTTATATAGATCCGATTGATACGCCCGATGGTGCGAGTATCGGTCTCCACAAGCACTTGGCCATTACTACGTATATAACACGCGGCGTCTCTCGCGAACCCTTGATAGAGTGGTTGCGCAAAGAGTGGGGTCTAAAACAGGTGGAGGAGTTCCGACCATCGGTGTTGTCAAATATGACCAAGGTGGTCGTAAACGGATGTTGGATAGGGTCCGTTGACCAGCCCATCGAATGTTTGCAAAAGTTCCGCATGTTCCGTCGTAATGCGCTGATTCCGATGTATATGAGCGCGTCTTTTGATACTACACATAATACGATCTTTATGTATACCGATGCGGGGCGATTAACCAGGCCCATCTTTTATTGCGATGAGACGACGGGTCGCGCATCGTATCAGTCCAAGGTAGTTCTGAAAAGGTTGCAAGACGGCGCATTTTCTTGGTCTGATTTAGTCGCAGGATTCAACGAAAAGCGTGCATCGGCGAATTTCGACCCGACCCAGATGCGAATCTATGAACTGCGTGATTTGTATGAAGGTGTCCAAGGAGAGACGAATCCTTCGGTACTGGACCGGTTTATCAAAGACAAGGCGATCTTGGACTATATCGATTGTAGCGAGTCAGAAAACGCCATGATTGCGTTTGATCATGAAGTCTTTGAACAAGACTTGGGATCAGCAGATAAAGGAATCGCCGAGTCTAGCAATAGTGTTGCACCTGGAACCAAACGCACATCGAAATACACTCATTGCGAGATCCACAATTCGTTGATCTTGGGAATGATGTGCAATATGATTATTTTTCCGGAGAACAATCCGGCATCGCGCAATTCGTTTTCTTGTGGTCAGAGCAAACAGGCGGCCTCCATGTACCACACCAATTTCCAGGTTCGCATGGACAAAACCGCCGTTGTCCTAAACTATGGACAAATGCCCTTGGTCAAATCGCGATTCTTGGACCCCATCATGAAAGAGGAGAATCCCTATGGCGAAAACGCCATCGTTGCGATTATGTGCTATACGGGATACAACGTAGAAGACGCCATCTTGCTCAATGAGGGTGCCATTAAACGCGGCCTCTTCCGCACCTCCTATTTCACTACATACGAAGCCCACGAAGAAAGCACGAAAAATGCCATCACTGTAGTCGACAAACGGTTCTTGGACATTCAACACGAACCCTCGGTTCTGGGAACAAAACCGGGATATGATTACAGTAAGCTGGACAAACACGGAATTATCAAGGAAGGAACGCCAGTGGATGACAAAACCGTATTGATCGGTTTGGCGTCTTCGAGCGGAGGAGGAGGCCAAGGATTCGTCGATGGATCCAAGACGCCGAAAAAAGGACAACTAGGGGTCGTGGATCGCGCCTTCATAACCGAGGGTGAAGAGGGATATCGTATTGCAAAAGTCCGCATCTTGGAACAACGTATACCGACCCTAGGCGATAAAATGGCCTCACGTGCCGGTCAGAAAGGTGTAGTGGGTCTCGTTATCCCCGAACGCGATATGCCTTTTACGGCCGAGGGTGTCCGCCCCGATATGATCATCAATCCTCACGCCCTTCCCACGCGTATGACCATTGGTCAACTGGTGGAGTGTATTACGGGGAAGGCATGCGCAGCATTGGGTGGATTCGGAGACTGCACAGCGTTTCAAAACGATGGGTCCAAGATTGGGGTATTTGGATCCCTTCTAACAAAACAGGGATTCCATTCGAGTGGTAATGAAGTGTTGTATAACGGCATGACGGGCGAACAACTAGAGATGGAGATTTTCATGGGACCCACCTATTACATGCGTCTGAAACACATGGTAAAAGACAAGATCAATTATCGCGCGCTTGGACCTCGCACAGCACTAACCAAACAGCCGGTTAGTGGTCGCGCCAATGACGGTGGTCTCCGTATTGGTGAGATGGAACGCGATTCCGTTATTGGACACGGCATTTCCGAGTTTTTGCGCGAATCTATGATGGAACGTGGAGATAAATCCTATTTGGCGATTTGCAACACCACCGGCTTGATTTCCATCTATAATCCTACCAAAGGGCTGTTTATGAGTCCCATGGCCGACGGTCCTTTGCGATTCACGGGGTCTTTGGAATCCGAGGATCTTAGATTAACTCATATCACCCAATTTGGACGATCCTTTAGTGTGGTTTGTATCCCCTACTCTTTTAAACTGCTAGTCCAAGAATTACAAACGATCAATGTCCAAATGCGGATTATTACAGAGGACAATATTGAACAAATCGCGAATATGTCGTATTCGAACAACTTGGACAAACTATTGAAACAGAAGGGAACCCGACCGGAACATTTGATCGATGCCATCAAAAAAGCCATCGCTAAAAAAACAATGTGGCAGGATGAAATCAAAACGCCTTTAAGCACACATACACCGACACCTTCGATTGACTTGGATCGCGATACACCACCCTTTATAGAAACATCTCCCGCATACGTACCCAGTCCAGATACGGTAAATGATTATTTAGCTTTAGGTACCGACCAAAATAATGGATCCCCGGTATATAATCCCACCTCACCTGCTGCATCGGATGATGAAGTGTTTGGTGGGGGGAACGCCGAAACCGAAGTAAAACTCGAAAATCCGTATATGGACTCGGACACCGTGAGTCATGGATTCCAACTGGGTGATACTGTATTAAGACGCGGGCAAACAGGCGGGGAAGCTAGGCGTCCTTGGACTGTATCCAATATAGGAGGAGGCAAGTTTATTACGATAAAGGCGGCGGACAATAGAGGACTAAGGGAAGAGGACTCGATCTGTGTTGTTGGAGTACCTGAAATATATCCCATGTCAAATCTGGTGCATGCGCAGAGCCAAGCTCTAGGCCAAGGCCAAGGCCATCCCTATATGCAGGGGGGTCCCCAGATTTTCGATAACTATGTGGGACAAATCCCGAATCCATATGAACAAGTTTCGCCCTATCCTCCACAGATGCCGTCGATTGTAGTAGCCCCCAAGTTTTTCAACGGAAATGGCAATGATCAATCGACCAGTACCGTACCTGTGGGTCAAGAGATGTCTCAATTGAATGGTGTTTCCATGATGTCAAACCAACCAACTGTTGTATTGAATAGTGGAGGTCCAAATGTCCAAGAATCTCAGGGAGAGAACAAAAAAGTGGACAGCAACATCGATTTTAGCAAGGCCCTTATTATAAAGAAACAGGGCTAACCAAAGAAGGTGGACACCGAAGAAAATTGAATCCGAGAGTCAAACCATTTAAAAATGACAATTCATAGTATATAGATTTAGGTTTCAAAAAACAAACAATGTCCACAATTAGTACACGACTCATCAGTATTTACAAATCCCGGTCTACACTGCTAGAACAGTTGGAAGAAAAAGGCTACGATGTATCAGAGTATCTCCGGTTCAATATCAACGAGATTGATGCAATGTTGGCAAATGGGCAACTCGATATGTTGATCCATCACCCCGATACAAAGGAAAAGGTCTATATCAAATACTATTTTACAACGAAACAAACCACCCGCCAGATCCGCCCGGCTACTTTAGACGAAATCATCGAAGATTTGTATACCATCGAAGACATCATGACAAAAAAAGACACTTTAATCGTGGTTATCGACGACGAACCCAACGACACTATTTTAGCGAAGATGCGATATTTGTACGATCACGACGGGATTTTCGTGGTAATCCATAATATCAAGCGCCTCCAGTTCAATATTTTGAAACACGAGCTAGTGCCGTCCATGAGGGTCTTGACCGAGAAGGAAACACAAGAATTCCAGAAAAAATACAATCTGAAAGACTTGACCAAGGATTTGCCCGAGATTTCGCGATTCGATGCACAAGCTTTGGCGGTGGGTGTTCGCCCCGGACAGGTATGCAAAATCGGGCGAGATAGTGCTACAGCATTGTCTTATGATTACTACAGAATATGTGTATAGGACGTGTCATAGAACCGGACGTCTGCGAAATAGTATGACTATAATATAATATACATGGATCCTTCTATTCCACAAGGTAAAAACATCGTCTTGGACTATACACCGGCCGATTTTTTTTATTTATCGCTAACTATGCCGAGTGATAACGTATGCCAGGGGTATACATTAAATCCTCCAGATTGTTCTACCGCGGGATCTGATGGAACAAATGTTAGCCAGTGTGAAAGCCAAGCTCTTTGCCAAAACAAGGCTCTTGTTGAACAAGTATACAACAAACAAAACGTACATTCTGGTTCCGACGTAAAATGGCGCGATTTGAACGCACAATATACGGCCGAAATGCAAAAAACCGCGAATTTATTGATTGGCCTAGTTATATCAGGCGTGTTTATTTATTATAATCGCGCGGGTTAACATATATTCTATAGTAAATATAACTAGGACCTATGGTTAAACCGATGATTGAACCGATGAATGGATACTATTCTTTATTTACCGAACCATTTACGGCTACCCATCCGCCGATCAGCTTGACCGATCCAAAAAACGTCTTTCAAATGGACAATGCTATATCCGACAAACTGAATAATTTTCAAACGAGATATGCGAGATATATGCAATGCCAAGACCCTAGGTTTGCCGCATCTGTATCCAATCCTCCGTGTAATACAAACACTACTGATACTTTCGAAAATGTTGAAGCCGCATATGATACGCTAATAACCGCCATACAGAACGTTAGTGGTTCATTCGTAAAACAGACGTATAGTGGTACATCTAATGAGCAATACGATGCATCCTATGCCGAAATACTAGCGAACTATCAGAATGTAGTGGCATTACGGAAAAAATTGGATGCTCAATACCAGGAATTAGAGAATGAAAAGTCGGCGGGAACAGATACCTCTATTGCGAAGTTCGAATCCGCCGTATATGTCAACACTTTATGGATTATTTTAGCAACAATTTTGATATATTTTATTTTCGTAGGTATCTAGCCGGAATTCCTTTTACCTTTTTACACATTTGCGATGGATGCATCGATGCATCGATGTACCGCTGTATATTTCCTATGTATATAATAATAGATAGGAAATATAAATAGATACAAATATAAACCAATGAATCAATATGTTATGCAAGATACAACATTATATACAAATGAACGACTCAATGATTATTTGAAAAACTACAAGAATTACGTCTCCACCATTGTCGGTCAAAGTGGTGTTGCATCTTACAAATATTATCGGTTTAATTATTCGCCAGAGGGTATTGATCGTGTCAATCTTGGACGAGTACCGTGTGCGGTATTAACGGGTACTAACCCTAATACAGGTGGAATTGACCCAACCGCACCCTCTCTAACCGCAACTTATCCTCAGATAACATCATGGGTTCAGTCGGGTTCTAATGTAAATGGAGCAACCATGAATACACCCGAGGGATGGTTTATGCAATTGGCAAAAGAATATAGCGCTGTAAAATCACAAGAAATTCGCAACTATTCTGATATGCAAATTACTCCTGGTTTATCCTATTATGCTACTACCGATTTGTCTTATATAATACCCGCAAAAGGTGTATACACTACAAGCAGCAGTCCATATTTACCGTCTACGGCGCCTTATTACATCACCTTATTTTCACCGCTAACAAATTCGACTTTTGTGAATAATAGTGAAATGGTACAGAGTGGAAATTGCAACGCTGCTACTATGAATATGAAGAGTCTAGATACTTCAGTAGAAAAGGAGAATATTACAAATTACTATTACAATTGGTTTCCTCTTGGGGTGGAATGGTTCGGATATTTCAAACCTCCCACATTGGGATATTACACATTCAAAATAACCACAAATTCCAACGGATATTGTGCAATGTGGTTTGGGAATGATGCGCTGTTTGACTACAACACGTCCAATGCAAAATATCCCTCAGCAACAATGCCAGTAAAGGTCATGATAAATGAACCAATATATTATCCTATTCGTATTCAATACTTCAATGTAGGTGTACACTTATCAGATGGTGTCCTGAGTATCGAACCGCCCAAGTTTAGCCTATCGATTGTAGATGAAAAAGGTGCGACACACGAACCAGTCAATGTATTTTCAACGATAAAAAAATCAGGATATCCTTACTATCCTCCTCTTTTGTATTGTTCTTTTGTATCTACTACACCGGATTCATTCCTTTTAGGAGGATTTCAATGTTATGTATGTAGAAATTATGATATTGATAATAGACCGAGTCCAAGCCCAACTGAATTTTTTAAAATGATTGAAACCTATAAATTTGCTATGGCTGCGGGTAAATTCGATAAAGATCGTGGAACTGTCAATGAAGTCAACTATGGTACATTACCTGATGGTATAGACTACACGGTTGTTTATACAAATGGTAGTACATATCCATCTACCTTTTCTATCTATCGCATTGATGTAGACCCCCGAATGGGAAATACATATCAAATTGATACTAGAACAAAAAATCCATATCCTATGAGTCAAGTGGATGCATCATTATTGATCGCCGCAGATAGTTATCAAGAAATGTATAATTATTATATCGATCCGAAACAGGGCCACATAGCCGATCCAGAAACCTGCAAGACATTGTGTAATGATAATTCGAATTGCAACTTTTACTATACTTATACAACGGCCTACGAAGATCAGTGTTATTACGATACACAATCTAGCATACCCTCTTTTTCGCAGATTCGACCCATTGGAACATTGCCGGGGTCCACAGTTGATCAGAAATCTTCCCGGTTGTTTCTGCGTAATTACGAATTAGAACCACCTTCATGTGGTCAATATGGTGCAGTAGAAGTCCAAAAAGTGGTGAATACATCGGTCTATAATTCGCAATTCCCTTATGCGAATTATGATTTGAGCTCGAAAACCATATCCGATTTGTCTTTAGTGGGAATTTGCGGTGATGCATCTTACCAACATCTCACAAATGGTGCATATGATATTTTATTCAAAAACAATCTCTATGATTCGAATGGATCGTGGTGGGACAAAGGGTCTTGGACAAACATGGGGTCATATACCGAAAGTTTTACGACGACTCCTGAACCGACGAAATTTACCAATGCATTGAGTGATACGAAAGATTTAGCAAATGCGAGTTTACAGAATGAACGAGTGTATGCAAAAATGCAAGAGAAGATCAATTCGAATTACAACACTCTTGCTAACCAAGACATTCCACAATACCTAAAAACCCGGGATATCATGATGAACAATGTAAATTATGATTACAACGGAAATGTGTTGCTCTATTACAAAAATCAGCCGATACCAAATGTTCAACAACAAAGTATAAATGACTCGAAAGAAGGGTATCAAATGCAGAATTCGTTGTATATTCTAGGAACGTTAACTGCGGCAACACTCTTGGTACTTGCCATCATTATCGCTAGAGAATAAAATAAATATAAATGGAATACATATAGTTATTTTATTATCCCCCATACATAAATGAATGATAATTCGGATTCAGAGTCAGAATTCGGATCCGGATCAGATTCGGAACGTAATACCTCACCAAGTCCTAACACACCAAGCGTAAGACCATCAACAGTATTTGAATTTCATCCAATTCCCTTAGATGATAAAATAGATGCACCATTATCATCATCTAGTCAAACAGATCCAGACCAAGGTATAAAATCTGAAATACTCGATATTTTAGAAGAATTGGAATACATTATTGATCAAGTGGAAAAATATAAGAATCCTAATGAAGGTGCTAAAACAACCGATAATTCTCAAATTGTCGTGAAATATTCCACTATTATTGTAGACCGCGATAAGGAGGGGGAGGATAAGGAGGAAGAGGAAACAGATATAACTGAAACAGAAATTGTCTTAGTATAGTAAACACCAATTAATTTGGATCATAAATATATATACCATGTCAACTACTATTGCATTTGATTATCCACTGATGAACATTACAAATATTGTAAATGATAGTAAAGCAGGTACATTAACGGGCCAATGTAGTGTATCATCATCGGGACCTCCAAATATCACATTTACCACGAATAATATTACAAATATATATACAGCTACTAACATATGGATTATCGGTTCGACTGCACCGAATGGTTTGCACAATATTCCGAATGCAAATTTCAACGCTGAATTGGTTATACAAAATTCGTCCGGTACCGGTGTTAGTTTTTATATGTGTTTTCCTTTAGCATCATCGAGTTCACAACAAGCATCCGATATTGATGGATTGTTTACTAAACCAACACCAAGCAGTGTTGCAATCAATATTAATCTAGACATCGTACCTTCTGCTGGTACTAATAGTTTCATTTTCTATAATAGCACAACTCCGGATGCAAATCCAGTAGCCGTATATACAAGTCCAATTCAAATACAAACTGATTTGATACCATATGCGGGTACTTTACCTATCAGTATGTCCGGAACAAATCCGCAGACCATATCAAATAGTCAAGTTAGTGAATGGATGGAGTGTGATAATGTACCTATTGGATCGGATACGATCGCTACATATAATCTGCCGATTCAAAGTGGATTAGTAAAAGATATCAATACTATCGATTCCTTCAAAACCATTGTTATGTTTATTATTTTCTTTATTGCATGTGTATTCTCGTATTTCTTGATACCCTCGGCATATTTAGCATTAATCAATATTTATGTGGGAAAAAGATACATGGATCCTTCAGCAAAGAAGAATGTAGTATATAACATTGATCTATTCATTAGCAGTGTTATAATCGGATTTTCTATATTATTTTTAATATTGGGTCTAGGTATATTTGGAAATGCGGGCAATTCAAACACGGGGGATCTTTTACTAACGGGAATCATTTTAAGCATCATCTATATTATTGGTTATGTCGTTATCCAATCTAAAAAACTTGGAGGACGATTCATCGAGGGTGTCCGGTATGATTACTTAGATTAGGGTTAGAATTAGGGTTTATCAAAGATATACATAAAATCGACTTTATGTATATTTCTATGGATCATATGATCGTATGATCATGGTGAAGATTTCCCTCTAAATGGGGGATGCACCTTGGACATTAGTTGCAACCGGTTTGAATGTTGACGCAGTAAATACGATGTTATCACTCTTTCCAATGGGGGCCATCTGAGATACCACCACTTCTTCTAAAGTTATCTGTTCGATCGGGAGATCCTTGTTCATTTCCTTCATCTCCACATTTTTCTTCACCTCTGGTTGCGTATATTGCACGTAGTTAGACTGGGGATTGGGACGGATAACTTTTGTGCTTCGTCGCAAGAGTTCATATGCTACAAATACGTACAAAACGGCTAAAATAGGGTTCGAATAGATAAACAAAAAGACGGTTATACAAAAGATAACAATCATTCCTAAGGGGGATTCAATATAAGGCGCCAAGAATGCCGGAGTGCCAATCGGGAGAATCAAATATACGATAAATATCGCTACGACGATCATTTCAAGAATAGAAATTTGTTTCAATTTGGAAAAAAACTTCATTGTCTCTTTGCCGATTCTCGATATAATATATATGATATCATTATATTTTGTCAGTGTACAAAATTGAATATATCCAAACTATGTAAACCGGACCCAGAACCATAATAACATGAAAAAGAGGTCAAATATTCACTACGGGAAAAAGGCAACATCGACAAAGACCGACAAGGCTGATCGTAGAGTCGCATGTCCTCTTTCCACGGAATATATGGCATCGGTTTGTTTGGTGGCGTATCTTGGGAAAAAGGGCTACACTATTCCCAAGGAGGTCTTAACAAAAGAAGACGCCGAGTTCTTACATACCGATCTTTTCCTAAAGCCCAAACAGATGGGACCGCAATATGGCGCTGCGGAGGATTCCGACGCCTTTCCTGTCTATCGAGAAAACGACAAAAAAATATATATTCCTAGATTTTACGGAATCGCACGCTATGGATTGCCTAGTCGGAGTGAGCTAGTTTCCGGAGACAATATCGATATCCCTTTTACGAAAGATCTGCGCGATTACCAAGACAAGATTATTGGGATTTATATGGATCATGTCTCCACTTCTGGTAAAATGGGTGCGATCCTAGAAGTGCCCTGTGGACGCGGTAAATGTCTGGGTAAAAATACACCTGTTATGATGCATGACGGCTCGATCCGGTTGGTTCAACATATTCGTGTTGGAGATGTCTTGATGGGCGACGATTCTAGTCCAAGGCATGTTATGAGTTTAGCTAGAGGCCGAGAACCCATGTACAAAATTCACGTAGAAGACGGATCCGCTGAACCCGAGTCCTATACCGTAAACGAAAGTCATATTTTGTCGTTGAAATTCGGCGACCACGTCTTTGATATTTCCGTCTTGGACTATTTGAGTATGAATGAAGAGGTTCGGAGTCAAATGATGGGATATCGCGTGCCGGTTCTCTTTGAACCTTCGGATCCCGAAGGAAGTGCTCCATTTGACTATTATAATGTAGGGAAAGTCGCGTCGTATCAGGGAAATGCGCTTCATCGACTATCTTGTTGCAATGATGAGATGAGCCAACTAACCCTACTCGCCGGGGTTATCGATGCCCAAGGTGTTGCAAAACAAGGTGGTCGTCGATATATTATTAAAACACGAGATGTATACCATGGATTTCGATCGGACATTCAATTTATGGCTAGATCTCTTGGATTTATTGCGAATATTCTTTCCGCGAATCCGTGTCCGGATGATTCCTTGGCTCTGGCTCGGACTTCGTCCTTGAATCTTGCTCGGACTTCGTCCTTGAATCTTGCTCAGACTTCGTCCTTGGCTCAGACTTCGTCCTTGGACAATGAAGAGTACGACTGGGAAACCGATTCCTTTTCCCCTAGACTTCCAGAAAACTATACCTATATGGAAATCTGTAGTACTACACACCGATCCATCAACGAAATACCCAGCCTAAAAACCATACCCTATATTGACCCCATTAGTACACATATTCCATCGCTAAAGTATCCTATTCGTGTAGAAGCCTTGGGCGAAGACGATTATTACGGATTCGAAATCGACGGAAATCGCAGGTTCTTGTTGGGCGACTTTACGGTCGCCCATAATACCGTGATGGCGCTAAAGATCGCCTCCTTGGTGCAAAAGAAAACCCTCATCATTGTTCACAAAGAATTCTTGATGAATCAATGGATCGAGCGCGCCCAAGAATTCGTACCCTCGGCGAAAATCGGCAAAATCCAAGGCCCCGTATTCGATATCGAAGGAAAAGACATTGTCTTGGGAATGCTACAGACGCTATATGACCGCGATTTACCTGATACCGCATTCGACTCCTTCGGTCTAACTATTATCGACGAAGTCCACCGCATTGGTAGCCAGCAATTCTCGAAAGCCCTGTTGCGGATTATGACACCATATATGCTGGGAATCTCGGCAACAGTGGATCGCAAGGATGGTTTGTCCAAAGTGCTACACATGTTTATCGGAGACAAAATCTATTCCGAAGCTCGCGAAGACGAGGATCCCGTCTGTGTCCGCGGTATCGAATATATCTCGGGCGATCCCAAATTCAATGAAATGGAATACGATTATCGCGGCAATCCGAAGTTTAGTACGATGATTTCCAAGATTTCCGAATTTGGTCCAAGAAGCGACTTCATTGTTCGCGTGTTGCAAGACTTGATCCAGGAATGTCCCCGGAGTCAAATCATGGTCCTCTGTCATAATCGATCCCTGTTGACGTATTTCTATACGGCGATAAATCATCGCGGGTTCGCAACATGTGGATACTATGTAGGTGGTATGAAACAAGCGGATTTACAAGAGACCGAGGGGAAACAGATTGTCCTGGCTACCTATGCCATGGCCGCGGAAGCCTTGGACATCAAGACTTTGTCGATCTTGGTCATGGCCAGTCCAAAAACGGATATTACCCAATCTGTGGGTCGTATTTTGCGTATAAGGCACGAGAATCCCATTATTGTGGACATTATCGACAAACACGACATCTTCCAAAACCAATGGAAACAACGCAAAACCTTTTATCGAAAATGCAACTATAAAATCATGACGACCGATTCTGTTAGATATCGCCCATCCTTGGATCCGGGGTCTTGGACAACCGTATTTGAACCTCGGTCCAAGATGAACCCCAATACCAATACCAATCGACTCATCTGCGGAGAAACCCAAGACCCCGATTCTAGACCAAAATGTCTGATTTCGATCAAAGGCTTGGACTTGGATACAGATCCTATCTGAAAATATCTCACAATACAATAGTGTAGGATAGTTTAGGATAGTTTAGGATAGTTTTATTGAATATGTCTTCATCATCTAGATCGAAAAAGCCTAATACCCAGATATGCGACCCCATGGCTTTAAAACGTAATATAGATGAAATCGAAGGGTTTACTTCATCCGAGAAGGCGATTCTAAAGGGTATTTTACGAAAGGAATTGACCAGCGGAATAAAAGGTGGAGGAAGGAAAACACGAAACCGAAACACTAAGAAAAAGTCCACTATGCGTAGAATGCAAAAGGGTGGCGATAGATGCGATGTTTTAGCATGCGCGTCTTTATTGGCCTCCATTATTTTTATTGGATACGGTATTACTACATGCGTATATTCCACGACCTATTTAGAAGTACTTCATTTTGCCCTCGATGGATTCGCGGGTGCGTTCAATATTATTTTTGGTATAACCGCGATTAATAATTATAGGGCGACTCAAGAAAAACCGGCCAACGATCGAACTGCGGCGGCACATGCAGCCCAATGGGACGTAGCCGGTAGATTGAATATTATTCATACTTATGCCGGGAAGGTTATGGGCTACATTACCAAACTTAAAACCAAGGGTATTTCGTGCAAAACCATTATACCTGACCCCCTCTATGATTTCTTGAAAATTATGTGCGAAGTTAAAGCCGGAACGATTAGCGAAGAAGACGCCAAATCCCAAATCAGTGCTCTTTTGACTCCGATCCAAGATACCAAAGATATTGTATATATTGAAGGCAACGAAATAACGATACAGAATATGCAGCCGGATCAAGTAATAAAAATCAATATTCAGGCGTTTACCAAGAATGCGGATAGTACTGGTAGTGCGAGTTTTGGAGAAATTCTTATACCAGAAAGGACAAACTCTAACGATGGATTACGCCGAAAAAAGAATTCGGCGGTTGACATTTCACCGCAGAATTCCCCGCAGAATTCACCCCCGTTGACACCGAAAGATACCAAGAAAGACAAATAATAACAATAAGACTAGATACGGGAATCTGAACCCAAATCCATATATTTACACCATGATATAGTGTAAATATACTGTAGATATACTGTAGATATACTCTAGGTATAGTATATAGGACTATAGATCAACTAATAACATAACATGTCTTTGGACCAAACATTGGCCGAACTTAGTTCTTTAGCTAATTCGCAAAACCAGATATCCGCCGAAGTATTCAAGAGCCGATATACAGTATTGGAAAATGCCGCCGACGGAAATTGTCTCTTTCTATCTGTAGCGCAACTCGATCCAAGACGTAATCATCGCGAACTAAGAAAGGCCGTTTGCGATTATTATAAAACATTCGATCCAGCGGGCCAGTATCCTCCGGATAGTTTAGAAGAAAAACTGCAGATCGCCTATATCACAGACAATACGGAATATCATAGAACTACTGGCCGCGAACTCAAAGTAAAACACGATAAACGTATATGCAAAAACTTGGAATATGCCGGAATTATGGATATTATTGTTCTGTGTATCATTATACAAAAGAATGTCCTGTTGTTTACACGCGTAGGAGATGATAGTGAAGGTGCCGATATTGAACCCTATAGTTTCGGTGCGTATGAATATAGCCCCGATGCAGAGACACTTTTGATTCGATTCAATGGTGTTGATCATTATGAAGCATTGATACCTTTTGGTTCAGGGTCTCCCGAATCTTACGAATCCTCGGTATCGTCTACAGGTAAAAAATCCAAGGCCAAGGCAACGACTAAACGTGGTAGAACCAAAGCGAAGAAGGATGTTTCCAAGAAAAAGAGGCCGGGTAAAAAGGCTACGCCTGATAGAAAAGCGGAGCTTGATAAAAAGGCTATGCCTGATAAAAAGGCTACGCCTGATAAAAAGGCTACGCCTGATAAAAAAGGCAATAAAGACACCCAAAAAAGGAGTAGAAGCGGCAGTAGAGGTCGATTAGATCCAAATATCACCCAAGAGATGTTGAATCTCCGCGCACTGAAAAACAAACTAAAGTATGAAAACGATCTATCTCCCGATGAACGAATGGCGATCCAAGAACAAATCTTGGAAATGGAGGCCGCAGAAAGGCGATAAATCCACTACACTATTTTCTGGAGTCTATATACTCCAGAAAATATAATTGCAATTATGGCTTCACCAATGGAGTGATGGGGGTAGTAGAAAAAGTGGGTGTTGAAAGCATAACGGGGGTTATTCTTGGCCCCCCATAACGCTTGGTTCTACGGCGAACCACCTTTTTGGGACGCGGATTCTCTGCGCGAGGAACAAACCCACCATAACGCTTGGACTTTCTCCTTCTATAGCTACCCCTTCTCTTATGACTTTTTCCGCCGGATTGATACAAAGCGGCATTATAGGTTCCTGTCCAAGCAGGACATGGGATAACTTTATCCCCGTAAATAGTTGGATAATTTCCAGCAACACTCATTCTATGGTTTTCTATTAGTATGCCTATACTACTATTATAGTATATCTATATTTTGTTTGAGGATCACAGTTTACTAATATGCACTATTTTGTGATGAGGTTGTCCCGGCCGAATAGGCGTCCACCGTTTAAACTTGGTATTGAAAAAACACTCGATGGACGCGGATTTTTCGAGATCCACATATTTATCTAGACGCAAATCTTGGAAATCCTCCTCATCATCACTCTCTTCAATCGCGTCCAAATTCGAATTCTCTTTAATACGCCTAAAAATACTATTCATGAAACTACTCGTTTTGCAATTCGGAATAGACGCGATTCCACAATACACACGGTTCGATCCCTTTCCATACGCATACAAATGATAGATGTCGTATTGTAGACCCGCCTTTATTTCAAACATAGTAGGCACCTTATATTGCGGTTTAGCGTAATCAAATCGGGGCAAGGGTTGAAACATATCAGGTTCAATAATCAGGGGTGCAATGGATACAGGTCTTGCTACCATGATACCAGGCCGCTTTTTATCCACATATTTTTCGTTCAAATAACTAGAGAAACCGGTTAGTGTCCGGTACTGTAAATGGTGTATCGTATAAGGAGCGGCCTCTGTCCATTCATTTGAATCCGGCAAATCCGTGGGATATCTTGCGGTCATTACTGGTAGGACAACCCGTACGCGATCCATCGTCAACGAATTCGAGGTTTGCAAAAAATCGTACAAAAACCCTAGTCGTTCAGACACCGAAATTCTCGCTAAAGGTATTCCCTTGGACAAATACATGTCCTCGACCACGAAGAATACCGTAGGATTGGGTTCGAGTGTATCCGTGGATAGCGGACACCATAAAGACCCATAAATAACCGTATTTAGCGCCAACTTGCACGAAACCTGGCGGCTTATGATTTCAATTTGTTCTGCCTTTTTCTCTCGACCTAGTGTTATGAGCAAACAGACATTTTGGTCGCGAAAAAATGTGAACCATAAGAACGCTTTTTTTCCTTGCGGAATTGCTAGACATACATCATATTGTTGCGGAACTTTCTTATGTGATATGGTTTCATAGGAAAGTTCGAAGGAGGGGAATCTACGCATAATATCATCGATTTGATTTGCCGTAAATAGCGAGGTGTTTAGTTGCATGGATCTAGAGTATATTGACCCGATATGTTTATATCTTTTTATGCGATGCTTTTTATGTAGTTTTCTAAATCGTCGTTTACAGATGCGAGCTCTTGACTAGATAGTGTTGGATTTGTCGGAGGGTGCTCGGTGGATATCCATCGTAGACGCTCTTGTTCATACATGTCGTCCATCATCATTTTATATTTTTGTATTTGTGTTCCCATAATATCCTTGGTTTTTTTCGTAGTATACGTGTTTTTCATATATTCGATAATATGATCTAGTAAATACAATACTATTAGTGAGACAATAAATAATAGGATGGCTGTTTTGATAAATAACCACATTTCATATAGTTGAAAGCGAGAATTAGATTCAACTATATGAACACATATGTCTATCAGTCTATCAGATTTAATAAACATATCTATACTTGTATTTGTGCCCTTTTTTCGATTTACGAATGGTTCGTCTATGTCGTTTTGATTTAGCGCCTCCCATTATTAGTTGGCGTTGGTTATTATTTTCCTCTAATTGTGGGGGTAGCTTACTAACCTGAGAAGAAGGAAGTGATTCGCCTAAAGGTATGGCAGGAGGATTTTTCAATTCTGCCGATGCCACTTGCGTTAGTTTATTTGCTTCATTGTTTGCATCAGCATTCTCAGTTATACCAGCGCCAACGTCTTTCGCAATGCCTTCACCAAGACCTTCGCCAAGACCCGGCTCGGAATCTTTGAATGGATCTTCTTGACCAGCACCTTGGGTGGAATCCTTAAATAGATCATCTTGGCTTGAACTTGATGTAGCTAGATTTGATTCGCTTTCAGATACACCCTGAGGGCTACCAAGAGCTGCCTCATCGACCAAAGGTCTCTCATCGACCAAAGAGGAAGATGCTTCTTGTTCTACCGGGCTATCCGATCTCACGGATTCTACTTGTTCATTGTTTGAATCGTTTAGTCCATTCGAATTTGAAAACATATCATTTTGTGGGGGTTGCTCGTCTGGTTGATTGGAAACATTCGATGGATTAATTGTTGAATTTGCGCGATATATGCTAAGAAGTTCATCGTTCAATCGCTTGTTCTCTTCTTCTAGAGTCTTGACCTTTTCTTTAGATTCCTCATACTCTTTTTCGATTATAGCTTCCACCTTGGATCGAATTTCGGTGATTTCTTCCTTTACTTCTTCTATTTCAACGCTATTGACCTTTTGTTCTTTTCCGTCAGATTCTCCTTGGTCTTCCCCATCGTCTTCATTCAATTCGGATTGTTGCGCCTCTTTTTGTTCGTCTTCATTCCCAAATATTTCTTCTTTTGCTGAAGTATACGCTAGATTAGCAACATCTTTGGCTCCTTCTACGAATTTAGATGCAGTACTTGGTTCGGCGGCAGCACCTTCGGAGGAAACCTCAGTAGCGTCTTTAGAAGCACCTTCAGCAGCAACTTCGGAGGAAACCTCAGTAGCGTCTCTAGCAGCACCTTCGGCGTTAACATTTCCTTCGCCATCTATTTCACTTAGTTTACCTTGATCTAAATTATCAGGGTTATCAGGATTCTTTGTATCGTCGCCTCCATAATATTTATATAGCTGTTTCTTAGAATATCGTCGACCCTTCTTTGGTGAATATATCGATCTCCCGTATTTTTTAGTTGTTCTTGGTCTGGCCATTTCTTATATTATTGTTAGAAAATAATACTAGAATACGGATGAATAAATGCAGGAAGCATATGCACGAAACATATTTGAAAAATGACATAAACCATTCAGACAATATGATATATCGAATAATCAAACATGAGTCTATCTATTGTTGTAGTGAACAAAACCGGTGTACTAAAGGAGCGTATAATAAAACAATATGATGAATCCGTTTTGTATAAAGAGGCTGGATTCAAGAGCGGCGATGGGTTTGCTTTGCAAACTATTTGGAAAAAAGAATCTATAAACCGGGGATTTTCAGTTTCTCTTTATGCTAAAGTAAAAGGGAAAGCTGGACAAGAAAATAAATACGATTTTCCGCCACCCGTCGATTCTATCCTTTATTTTGGATCGTGTTTGCTCATTGCTACTAGACCAGATGGATCGAAAACCGATTTACAGATAAAGGATTGGATTGCCATATATGAACATTTGTTCGGTGGATTCGAAGATATTGGTTCTCAAGACTCGGAAGAGGAGTCTGAAGATGATCTATCCGATCCAGATGTGCCTCGAACAAAAGAGGGTTATGTTAAAGATGGATTTATTGTAGATGATGAGGAGGATGAAGATGCCGAAGACGAAGAATACGTGGAACCGAAACCCAAGAGAAAGGCTAGAGCTCCTTCGGCCAAAAAAGAACCAAAAGAACCAAAAGAACCAAAACAACTAAAAGCTAAAAAAGAAAAAAAGAACAAAATCGAACCTGCTGAGCTAACACTTCATAAGAATGAAGTAGTACAAAAGACCACCGAGACTCCAGAATCTAGTTATTTGGAATGTACTAGTGAATTATCAGAGGAGGCCTATTTCGAATGAAGAAAATTGATATAAACATTATTTCATGGATATAGTACACAGACCCTACACCATATATATTATTATCATCATGCAACAAATACAGGATCCAGAGATGTTTCGCAAAAACATTTGCGGTAAGTTAGCGGATATTCTATCTACCGATGTAGGTGTAAACGATACAGAAAATTTGGAAAAAGGGATTTACAATTTTGCGATCAAGGAAGCTACCCAGCGGAAGATTGTCAAGAAGTGGGACAATCCCCTCTTTGTCCAATTGTACACGGATAGGTTGCGATCCGTGTATTTCAATTTGAAATCGCCGCAATTGATCGAACAGTTGAAAAACAAGGAAATAACACCCCAATCCATTGCCTTTATGACACACCAGGAATTTAGACCGGATCATTGGTCTGCGCTTTTGGAGAAAAAGATGAAACGCGATGCTACTAAATATGTTGACAATACCCAGGCATCGACTGATATGTTTACTTGCAAGAAATGTCGATCCAAGCGTTGCACCTATTATGAGCTGCAAACCCGAAGTGCGGATGAGCCCGCGACTATCTTTGTTACCTGTTTGGACTGCGGTAAGCACTGGAAGTCGTAGAGCAGCATAAGTCGTAGAGCAGCATAAGTCGTGAAGCAGTGTATCCTGGATCCTGGATTCTAGATTGTAATAGGAAAAATTGATTCCTCTCACGCTATATTTTTAACCAATCAAACTATACATATACATGATGACATCTATCGATTTACAAAACACCGTTGTCTCTGATTCTGACAAAAAAATCAGAGACAAAGTCGCATTTTATACAAGTGGTCCCCCCAAATGGCTGAATCGACAGCCATACGAACCCTCCTATCCTGCGCATCGAAGTTCGAGACTCCCCAGTTCCGATAGACGATCCTTGCACAAAAGAATCAATACGTATGTGGTTGGTATACGAAACGATACAAGTCCTAGTAGTCTTGGAACGCCGGACGAAGACACTAGCGAATCTGAAACAGCTAACAAAAACGTCGATCTAGACATACAGCGTTCATTGCTCTCCTTATTGCCCGATATTTCCTATGAATATGAAACGTCGACCTTAGATTATGCATCGGGAGCAAATGATAGAATCCTCTCTTGGATCCAAACAACGAAACAATACATGGCTCAATTGCATTACGATTTCAACATAGCATGCGATTATATCATTCATCGTAATAAACTGTTTAGTGGTTTGGTTGATAAATCGGCCAACCTGGATATGCGGCGTGTAGAAGGTCTACCCGAAGATGTGGTGCGTCATATCGCGAGCTATTTCAGTCCAGAGACCCGTCTGAAATTCTATCAGGGTTTTATATTGAGTTTGCCCGTACAGCTTTCGAAACTCTCGGCAGTGTGGTTGAAGAAAATCTACAAATATGCTGTTCGTCATCGATATTTTCACTATGTTCATGTTCCTATTAGCCATGCACGACATTATGCAGAAGATCCTGAACTAGCAAATCATTTTACGAAAGCGCAACATTTGGCTATGCGCAATTATACACACAATATAGTTTGTCAGATGCCGTATAATAACACACCCAACAAAACGGTTGCAATTCAACGAATCATGGCCGCTTTACGCATGTATCAACAACTCGATACACGAGCGCCCACGAATTATTTGAAATATCGATTTCATGAGGAAGGTGTTCGGCTTGTACATGCACTCTTGTATTTGATTCGCCAATTTCGCGAAAAAAAAGCGTCGACTATGAGAAGTCGCAGAACGCGGGCTTAGGAACACGAAAAATATATTCACCATTCATTAGAAGGATTGGACGATCGCCTTTGGTTTCCTTCTCGTTCCTTAGTCTAAAATTTCCAAATCTTGGAGTTTCCAATATTCGCACCCGCCATTGGGCAAAGGTCGCTTCACAATAAATGGGATTTTTTTCTCCTTGAATTCGGCTAAAGCGATCACGTACCCATCTAACGTGGAGACGTCGACCTCAATAAACGGTTTGGCACCCGCATTGATCTGTTTCGCACGCTCGCCAATAATACGCGCACGTTCGTATTTGGAAACAAACGGCATGGTTCGATGCATTGGATCCACGATCACTCCATATTCATTGCGAATAACACGAGTTAGAACATCGACCTCATCATAATTGTGCGCCTGCAACTCAGGGTGATGTTCCAAAATAACATTGCGCTTGATATCTTCATCAAACTTTTGCAAATAATGATCGTCTTCCTCTTCGTCGTCATCATCATCGTCGTCGTCTTCCTCACGGTTCATTTGGAATACATATTTGGATGTGTTCACCGCCTTTCCTGTAGTAGATTTGACTGGTTCATTGTCTCCGTCCTCATCTTCTTCCGGATTTGCTTCGCTATCATCGTCGTCATCGCTACCATTTTGCTCTGATGATTCGTCGCCGGATTCATCGTCATCCTCTTCATCTTCGTCATCCGAATCGGTTCGACGGCGGACCGAAATATCTTCACCGGCCTTCTTACTTGACGATCTAACCGGACGCTCATCCTCTTCGTCGTCGTCGCCACCTCCTTCGGGAAATGTTTCTTCTTCAAAATCCTCGCCTTCTTCATCGCCAAACCCGTGGATTTTTGAAACTACGGATTTTTGGTTCTTGGACATGTTGCAAATTCTCTTTATATAAAAGACTGGATATTTCTAAATTGTTTATGATTCCTTAATACAAAAATTTGGAATCATAAACGGAATCAATTTTCTGATATAATATAGGTTTGATAACACACGGCTGATAACACACGGCTTGTTTTATGCATCATCGGTCTTCCAGCTTGCGTCGCAGGTCGTGCATACATAGAGGTATTTCATATTAGCATCATCGTATCGTATATACAACACTTCGCACTTCGAAGTGCCTTCTCCGCCGGCTCCTCCACCACCACCACCACTACCCCCACTTTCATGATTGGTTTCGCACGTTGGATTCGGGCATTTCATATTGTAAATCCGCGGAATTGTGGGATCCAATTTGGTGTATTCATTGATGATATGATTGAACTTTTGCTCTTTTTTCTTGAGTTGCGTGCTTAGGACACAGATACTCTCGGAAGCCAGAGTTTCGTCCTTGTGTCCACAATTACGGCAATAATAAGTCAATTGATTTCCGTCTTTTTCACTGATTCCGATGTAGTACATATTGTCGCACACTTCGCAAAACTTCATCTTTGTTCAAGTATTTTTGTGATTTTGTCGATATATAGAGTGTTGATATTATTTGTTTATGTTGGTTCGATGGAATCAATTTTTCCGGGGAACCAAAGGTTCCCCCGGACGCCCCCTCCTTTTACAGGGGTTTTGAGTATACCCCCGGAAAACTAAATGATGTACCTTATAGGTCTACCTTATAGGTCTGCTTGGAGGGAAGGGGTCGTAGGGGAAACCGTAGGTTTCCCTACAAAATTGATCAGCTTTTTTATCCAGGAATAAAGAATATATTTCTATCTTTTGCTAGATTGTTGTCTTGTGTTTATTGTCGTGTGTTTATTGAAGTATTGTCGTGTGTTTATCGTTTTATTGTATTTATAAAACATGTCTAGACTACATCCTGGACAAAACGACTTTTTGGAAAGAGGTTTGGCGATGCTTCGTAAAGAGGATGCGCTTGAAGAAGAAAACAAGTTGGCCGCGCTAAAGTATAACAAACAAAAATACATATTGTCCAAGATCATGAATGGCGGCATGATCATAACCGGTCGATATGGTGCAAAACGGGTTCTACGTATGGCTTGGACCGTGTTTTCCGACGATGGTATTATCGGAAATCTTTTGAACAAGGTCGAAACAGACGTTCTCGACGATACACAAGTTATTAATGAATTGGTTGCGGTCTTGGACAACTTCGCCAAAGTATACCCCGAAAAAGTGGTAGATATGTGGGCAACCTATACCAAACTAGGTGCGAGTCTTTCACCGAGCGAAGAGGATTATTACGCACTTTTGTCCAAGAATTTCGATGAATAAACAACCCCCAAACCCCCGGATAACTAGATATTTATCCCTACCTCCTAATTATTCCATTGTATTACCCCCACTTTTACTGTTATGATACACAAATATTTTTTTATCTTACCTTTTCTTGGAGGGAAGGGGTCGTAGGGGCATAAGCGAAGCTGAAACCGTAGGTTTCCCTACAGAAAATTGATTCTGGAAAGTCAGATAAATATATCTGTACTATACATGCTATATCATGGATTCGCCAGTTTCCGTGTCAAAAACTATTATTACTCGCAAAAAAACACCTTCACCCACAAATATCATGCAGGGATCGTTGGAAGATTTCTTGAAAGAACACCAATGCAAGAAAGGTGTCAAGGATGACCAAGGCCAAGAACAAAAACCAACGCATACCCGGATCGGTGGATCAAAAGGATCCGACATCTACGGTGGATCTTATACCATTTCCGATGAAGACTACAACACATTTATGCAGCTATATTTTGTTGAAGTTGTCAAGACAGGTAAGCCCGAATATCTAACAGAGAAACAGTTGGACACGGGTGGATGTATCGCCGTCGACCTCGACCTGCATTTTGCGTACGAAACCGAAGAACGAATTTACACCGAAGACGAGATCGGCGATCTGATCCATTGGTATTTAGAAGAATTGAAGTCGATCTATCAATTCGACGAAGACACCCAGATTCCAGTGTATCTCTTTGAGAAAACAAACGTGAATCGAGTCAAGGAGAAGAAAATAACCAAGGACGGCATCCATTTGATCTTCGGAATTCAGATGGATCACACAGCTCAGTGCATGTTGCGTGATCGCATGATCGTGCGCATTAAGAAAGAGTGGGCTGATATGCCCATTGTAAACACGAATGGCTGGGAGGACGTATTTGACAAGGGAATCAGTGCCGGATACACCAACTGGCAACTCTATGGATCCAGAAAGCCCAACCACGAAGCCTACAAACTAACCCACGTCTACATGTACAAGTACGATCCTACCGACGGTGAGATGTCGGCAGAAGAACAAAGCGTCTCCGAATTCTTGACCGCCGAGAATTTTCCCAAGCTCTCTGTTCGGTACCGCGATCACGCCCAATTCTTTTACAAGTCCGGGTTTGCGCAGATCTTAGCTGCACAAGGTGGAGGCGCTGGATCTTCGGGGACCACAGGACCTCGACGAATTAGTTCGGAATCCGCATTTCTATCGCAGTTCCAAGAGTCGGATCACATGTCAGATTCCTATTCCCGAATCTCGGCTATCCGATCCGCGGAACAATTGGAAGCCGAAGTCAACCGGTTCTTGGACACCATTTCACCCAAAGATTATATGTTGCGCGAAATCTACGAGTACGTTATGATCCTTCCCGAGACATATTATGGTTCGGGATCATATAACAAGTGGATCCGCGTGGGGTGGGCGCTCAAAAACATCAGCGAACGCCTCCTCGTTATATGGATCCGATTCTGTGCAAGAGCATCGACCTTCCAGTATTCCACAGTTTCGGATCTTTGCATTCAATGGTCTAACGAATTCTTGAAGAAGCGCGACGGACTAACCGACCGCTCAATCATGTACTGGGCTATGCAAGACAATTACGAGGGGTTCAAGCAAGTGAAGCAAAACACGGTTAGCAATCTGCTAGACCAAACGATCAACACGATCTCGATGAATACGCTCAACCAACCAGGTAAGGGAAAGGGCTCGGGTGAATACGATATCGCGCGCGTCTTGTTCGAAATCTACAAATTCGAGTACAAGTGTATCAGTGTGAAAAACAATATCTGGTACCGATTCAAGAACCACCGATGGACGGAGATCGATTCGGGAACGACCCTGCGTCGCGCCATTTCCGATGTTCTGCGTGATCTCTATATGGACAAGGCTACTCAAGTCCAAAGTCTAGCGGGTACGATCGACCCCGACGGTGAAGAGGCCGAACAGCGCAAGATTTTGCTAACACGCGCCGGTCGTATTATGGACATTTGCGATAAATTGGGCAGGACAAATGACAAGAAAAACATCATGCAAGAGTCGCGCGATCTCTTTTACGACCCGGAGTTCATGCAGCGCATCGACAATAATCCGTTGCTCTTGTGTTTCACGAATGGCGTGTATGATTTCGAGGAGAAGATCTTCCGCAAGGGGTTGCCAGAGGACTACATAACCAAGTGTACGAATTGCGAGTATTATCCTTTGACATCGGTAAAACACGGAGGACTGGTTGACAAGATCAAGGAATTCATGAAACAGCTGTTTCCCCGACCCGAACTTTGTCAATATATGTGGGATCACTTGTCATCGACATTGTTGGGAACGTCGTCCGTAAACCAAACATTCAATATGTACATTGGCGAGGGTCAGAACGGCAAGTCGGTGTTGACCGATCTTATGGCGAAAACCTTGGGCGATTACAAGGTAGGAGTGCCCATTACGCTTTTGACGGGTGCTAGAGGCAAGATCGGTGGTCTAGCACCGGAGGTGGTAGCGATGAAGGGCGCTCGATATGCTGTTATCCAAGAGCCCGATTCGAATGAGCGAATCAATGTAGGTGTTATGAAAGAGTTGGTTAGTGGTGTAGAGCCTATTAAAGCCCGTGCGCCTTATATGTTGGAGCCCGTGGAATTCATTCCGCAGGTCAAGTTGGTGTTGTGCTCGAATGAGTTCATGGAGATCAAGAGTCGCGACCACGGTACATGGCGCCGTATTCGCGTCGTCCCTTTCGAATCGCTCTTTACGGACAATCCAGTGCACGATGATCCCGACAAGCCATTTCAATTCAAGGTGGATCGCGAACTGTTGAATCAGTTCATGTCGTGGCGCAGCACATTTGCTGCGATGTTGATCGAGCGCGTGAACCAGACGAATGGTCGTGTAGAGGACTGCGACATCGTGTTGAGCGCGAGCAACTCGTACAAGGAGCGCCAGGACTACATGGCGCAGTTCGTTGCGGAGCGCATCTCTAAGCAACCCGGCGACTCATTGCGCAAGGCACACTTGAGCGAGGAGTTCAAGATCTGGTACCAGACCAACTTTGGCACAAAGCCACCCTCCACAAAGGACTTGCACGAGTATGTGGACAAGGTTTTCGGAAAGAACCGCGCTGGTGTTTGGGCAAACATTCGCATCAAGTATGATGATGCTAGTGGAAACAGCTTGCCTATGATGATGTCCAGCGCAAACGGATCAGGTGTAGTACTAGATGACATGGGCGAGATTGAGTTTGTATAAGGAGGAAAGCAATCAAGGTTTGTTCAAACTAAATACAATTAATTTTACAAAAAATAAAATCGCAAAAAACGCATACAAAATTGAAATGCTTTTTTTGTTTTGAATACAACATCATAGCTTTCAAAAAGCAAGATGTCTTCTATGAATATGACCACCACCAACAACAGCAATATCAAGCCAAGTCCTGAGGACATGGAGGTAATCTTTAACTACATGATCGAAAATAACCTGTCTTCGTACTCCAATCGCGCCGACTGCGTGGATGATGGCCACGACTTGGGAGAATGGCCAACGGACGCTGTCTCTGCAAGAGGCGGATTCCAATCACCCAGACACACAATCGAACCACCCGAAATTGTCTCAGTGCTAACACAAGAACAACTGGTCGATGCAACCGTGCAAAAGATTGCGGGTGAGGTAAACGCGTTCTTCCAGCGAAAAGCCAGCGGCAACCTAACCGAGCAAGACAAGGAGCGAATCTGGCGAGACGGTACCGAGGAAGACCGTTTAGAACTCGGTGAATGGAGACCCCCTTCGGTTAGCAGTTTGCCGCCCTTGACCACAAGAATCCAGAAAGCGCTCGCCGGATTCGCGGCTTTAGAAAAAGAATGCGCGGAAAAAGACCCGCTCCTAAATTATTCAGATGATGCCTTGTACAACTAGAGAAAAGGCATCATCCGAAACTACGAGTAAAAAAGTAAATTTTATAACTAGAAACACAAACTAAGACCCCCCCTATCCCTATAAAAATAGTCTATACCAAAAAACACACATAAAAAAATGGCTACACAATACATATAGTACATTTTTTATTTGGGCTTATTCGATGACCATTATTAACGGAATCGAGATTGATCACATAGAGTACAAGGTAAATCTGGAAAAACAGGCCATCGAAAACAACGATCCTATCGAGCCAAAGTTGCACGTTATTATTGTTATTTCCAATCCCTGTCTTTTTGCACGTAGATATATCTTGTTGAAAGAATTCGTCAAGCGAATGGAACACGAGGAGTCGAATGTGTTGCTCTATGTAGTGGAACTCGCCTATGAAAACCAGCGATTCTTGGTAACGGATGCGAAAAACAAACGCCATCTGCAGTTGCGAACCAAGACCCCCCTTTGGCACAAGGAAAACATGATCAATTTAGGCGTGAAACATCTGTTGCCTAAGAATTACAAAGCCTTTGCATGGATTGATGCGGACCTGGAGTTTGACAGTTCAACATGGGCACTCGACACGCTGAAAATCCTCAATGGAACGCGGGATATTGTTCAGATCTTTAGCCATTGTGCGGATCTGGATTCCGACGAACTAACCATGAAGGTCCACAATAGTGCTGGATACCAATACTCTAAACAGAAACAGTACTCTAGTATGGGGCCCAATTTCTGGCATCCTGGATTTGCCTGGGCAATAACGCGCAAGGCCTATGAACGTATGGGCGGGCTGTATGAATTGGGTATTCTCGGTTCTGGCGACCATATTATGTTGCATAGTTTGCTTGGGAATGGACTCAATGCGGTCAATCCGGAGAGTACGGAGGAATACAAAGATTCGATCGTTGAATTCCAACAGAAAATGCGCGGACTGCGTTTTGGATATGTACCGGGAGTCATCCGACACTATTATCATGGAAGCAAGAAGAATCGATTCTATAGCGAACGTTGGCGGATTTTGCTAGACCACGGATATGCACCCTCATTGCACGTAAAACGCGATTCCAATGGCATCTTGGTTCCGACCAAGGAATTTCCCGAAGGACTGAAGACGGATATTATGGCCTATTTTTTGAGTCGGAATGAAGATGAGTAATTTATTATTTGTGAATTATATTTAGGAAAATGATCGATGAGTAATTTATTTTATCAACATATTATATATTTAAAATGAAACGCGGAACACGCAAGGTTTCAAAACGTCAAATTGGAGGGGATATAAAAGATGATATTACATCCATCGAGAGAGAATTTAATAAATTAAAAGAAAAAATATCGATAAACAACGATATAATGAGGTTAATAGAACTGAAAATTGATCTCGCTGGATTAGATAAAGATATACAAACAGTAGTTACCGCAGCAGAAACAGCAGCAACAGCAGCAACAGCAGCAGCACCAGCAGCAGCAGCAGCAGTTACCGAAGCAGAAGCAAACCTTAAAGCAGCGGTTTTCACTGACACTAAGAAAAATAGACAAAAGATTTTAGATACAGCTCAAGCTAAAGTAACTGAATTGGCTTCAGCCGAAAAAACCAAAGAATCTGCAACCAGTCTAAAAGCTGAAATAGATACCGAAAAAGAAAGATTAGAATCCAAGATATCAGAACAACAACAACAACAACAACAACAACAACAACAACAACAACAACAACAACAACAACAAGAACAAGAAGCAGAAAGACAAAGAAAAGCAGTATTAACCGGTCAAGCAAGGGCTGATGATTTACTTCCACTATATCTGGATAAACTAAACGGATTAGACTTTACAGATCTAAAAGATAAACTAGATAAGATTGAACACCCATCATCCGTGGATTTACATCTGATTACAGAGGAAGTATTGAATACAGAACGAGAAATAATAAAAGAAATTGCGGTAATGTTATCTAACGCAATTAAAAAGAGTGGTCTTTATAAACAATTATCACACTATGATGCAGAATCAGCCTCTTGTACCACTGGGTCGGGATATAATCCTATGAATTCAAAGATGCTCGCTAGACTGCCTAAGTGTAACGTATTGTTAACCGACTCATTTAAAACAGTAAAAACAGAGAAAAAATATGTCGATGAGTTTATCAAGAGTTTACGCGATTTTACCATAAGTACAGACAAGATTGATACGATTAACGGTATTTTACGAAATGGTGGTCGTGTCACCAAGGGTGGAAAGAAAAACAAAACTATGCGTCCTCGTAATGTCTCTACAAATCGTAAATCAAAATCTAGGCGTTAGTGTGATCGAATATTAAACGTTTTCCATTATTACAAAGTATACGAGTTTGTAATAATAGTCCGGATCCATATTATTTTATCAATATTATATAAATACAATACACATTTAGAATGAAACACGCAACAAAACGAAAAAAGGGTATAGTACGACAATTGAATCGAAAAACGAATCGGAAACGTATTGTCGTGGGTGGGGATAATATAGATCATAATTTATCATTTATAGTTAGAGATGGTACATCAATTGATAAAGTTAAATTAAGAGGATTATTTATTGGATTTTGTAAAACATTACTCATATATATCTATGATCCAATAACAAAAAAATTTACTAGAATGAATAGTGTTTTCGGTTTTATCAAAGATCTACAAACATATATCAGTATGGCAGAAGGAGAAGGAGAAGGAGACCAGTTAATTTCTAAACATATTCTTAATATTATACAATTATTTAAAACTAAATATTTACCTTATATTTTTATACAAATGTATCAAAAATCTAACCTAACGAAAGATAAAATAGACGAATCGGTCATTGTCTTTGGTATTGAATTAAATAAAGATGTGAGAGAAAAATATAAAACGGTAGGATTTAATCTAGATAATTATTTTACCAAGATGAAAGAACAAGCAGCAGCAGTAACAGAAACAGAAGAAGGAGCTGCAGCAGCAACATCAGCATCAGCAGCAACATCAGCATCAGCAGCACAAGCAGCAGCAGTAACAGAAACAGAAGAAGGAGCTGCAGC